TAGTATTACCCGTCACTTCGTAACCACTTCGTAACGGCTGGCCTTGAGCGAGTTCGTTGGCGCGCCTTTCACCATTTGGCCTCCAGACGTCATGGCCTTCAGACGCAGGCGGTTCTTTCGTCGCCGGCGGTATAGTCCGCGTAAAAAGTATTTTAGACGTCGTTATGTGCGACGATTTAGAGCCGTAAGAGTCGTACAGGGGATATGGTTTTAAAATGTGTTCGTGTACAAAATGTGGAGCATACTGTCAACGCGAATCAGCATTTGGATTTGCATGTTGACCCGCAGACATATCCTGAATTTCGTGAATTGAATCCGTATTTTGAGGCGTATAGAATTTTGAAGTATACTATCACTGTCATTCCTACTGCAAATGTGTCAAATAATTCAACGAGTGAGTCAATGATGTATGCGTTGATTCCCTGGAAGAAAGAAATTACTACAGGTTCTGTTAGTTATGGATTCGATGAATGGTTGTCTGTTGATCGGGCGAAGGCATATCGGGGTACAACGAAAGCGAGGAGGTCTTTTGTGCCAGGAGTTCGTTTCGCAGGTCGCCAGACAGATCCTGCGAAATTGAATTCTTTTGGTCCGGTGACGTGGCGTCCAAGGATAGAAATCGATGGGGAAACAACAAGAATAAAACATTATACCGGTGTGATAGCATTCCATAAAAAAGATGACGCCAATGCTACTGGGAAACATACATATCAACTGATTCACCAAGTTACTATTAAATTGTACAATCAAAATTCTTTACAACCTATTAATCCAGGACCACAAAATCGTATAGGAGATACGCCTGAAATTGAAATGAGTGATGATGAATTCGAGGAACTTGTTCCGGATAGGAAAAAGCGGGAATCTTTGCTGGATAGGTTAAAGAAACATAAACCATTGTTACTCAATTAATTCTTTTATTTCAAGTCGTCTTTCTAAGGCGGCTACATTGTAATTTTCAAATTTATATAATAAAGGTGTGTCGACATTTGATGTAATCCATATGTGTTTGCTTGTAAATTCTTGAAAGCCTCCTTTGATCGGTACTTTGTAGGGGTATCTGTCACAAATTTTGAGTAGGTCGTCGTATTTGATCCATCCGTAGAAGTCGTCTATAATTACACTTGTTTGTTGGTGGTATCCGTCCCACCATTCTCCTCTTGGTTTGTAGTATATGCTGTCGGGGTCGATGGCCTGTGCTTCTGCGAGGGCCCGGCGGCTTTTACCAGATCCTGGGGGACCGTAGAAAAATACCACTCTTGTCTTAAAATATCTCGGGGGTATTGGGTTGACGAGTTCCAAGTAACTTCGTATACCGCGTCCGTATCTGATATAGCAGTTAGGATGTTTTTCTGCAATCCGTCGGATGTCTCTTTCGCCGGTTGATATCGTTGCCACGACTGCGTCCAAATCACTGCGTCGTCCTTGTTGACATGGACTGCCCGTTTCAAAAAATTCGCCGCTTTTGCTACAGTAAGTCTTGTTGTCTTCGTCGGATCCGTTTGCCTTTTCAATATGAGCTGTGTCACACAACGATTCTTTAATTTTTCGAAAGCGCATTGGCTTGGATAGGTTGGCAAATCCTTGTAGGTGAGGCGTCTTTGTTGTCGGGCATAGTTCACGTCCGTATATTCCATATTTGCAATTGTTTGTGAGGAAGTTTTTAACTTTGAGTTCAGTTTCTGCATCGTAGTTATTGACCGTGAAGCAGAATCGTCGCAGTGTCGAATTCATCGAGTTGAACGTGTAACGAATACTGCGCGAGCGAGACCCTGGAAGGGTCGAGCGAAGCCTCCTTTCTATGCGTGACAAGGAGCGAGCGGAGCGAGCGACGGGGCGGGTTATCCCCACCGCGCGCGTAGCGCCTGCACAGCCCATAGCAACGAAGTGACGGTA